CTGGGTACATTAATTCTTTATCATAAGATTGAAATACTCCAGATTGAGTGATTCTTTGAGTACTTGAACCTCCTTGTATCTTATATATAAGAACTTCCCTACCTCTTAAATAATAAAACCATTCTTTATCTACATATGAACTCATGGTGAAGCATCCTCAGCTAAATAATGTGGTTGAGTTGTCAGTCTTCTAATTTTCTTATATTTACTATCACTTGTATCTTTAACTGATATATTCTCTAGAGAAACTAAATCAGCTGGAAGTATATATACATTATCTGTACTATTTACAGATTTAATCAAATCTCTTTTAGTAGATTCAACTTTTTCTTTTGTATTGCTCTGTATTAAATGGATTGCATCTTTTATCCAAGCAATAGCAAGAGTTTCCTCTTTGATATTAAGACGCTCCATTACTTCTAAGACTGTCATAATTCTATTATAGCGTATTCTACAGCTTGAGTTCCACTGCTTGAAAGAGCCTCTAATTCAGTTATTCCAGCTAATTTTACTATACATGATTCGCCACCGTACAATCTAAATGCAGCATCATCCCCAGAACTTGCGCTAGGGTCATCATGTCCAAAGTCTACATACAAAGCTTTATCTGTTCCTAAATTTTTCAAATATACCCATCCATATGTTCCAATATCTGCATGAGTCACTAAAGCTTCACTACCAGTACCAACTTGCTGAACTCCTGTTACCCAAGCATCACCTGTCATATCACCAGTAAAATTTTCCTGTCTAGTAAATTTAGCTCCGTTCTTTTCAGCTGTAATTGATAAATTAATTTTTATTTCATTTGCCATTACTTACCTCTTTGTAATTCTACCACCTTATCTAAGGTTCTTGTATTATTTTCTATATAAGTTTTTATTTCAGACATTGCCCAATTGTAATGTTGAGCAGATAGCTGTAAATAATGACTTAATTTAACACCATTTTCAGCTTGCCATTCAGAGATTTGTCCTTGATTTAATTGAACTGTCTCATTAATTCTTGCTTGATAATCTTGTAATTCAGAACCAAACTCAGCTTGAGCAGCTTGAAGTTTTGCAGTATACTCTCCAATTTGAGATTGTATTGCGCTTACTCTTGAATTAAGCATTTCTGAATCTTCTTCAGTTGTAATCCAATTTTCTACATCGGACCAATCTGGTTGTTGTAATGTGGGAGGGGTAAATGTTGGAGGAGTTTCTTTTCCCCAAGAAAGCATAGGAAATGTAGTAGAAATTGCTAATGCAGTAAATTCTCTTGAGCTTGCATAATTAATAACTGCATTTCTTAAATCAGAATCATCATCTATTTTAGAATAATCTACATATCTAACATGAGCAGTGGCTGAATCTGTTGGGTCAGGTTTTACTTTGACTTGATTTCCTTGTATATAATACTTAGGAAACGAAGCAGTCGGGAGTTTTAAACTTCCACTACTTGATTCTAAAAAAGCCCTATCTTCTAATGTAACTTCTTCAGCATTATATGCATCTCTTCTTACTGCAATAATACTGTCTGTTGCAACAGGAAGAGTTATTGCCGTTGGGCTACTATCTCCTCCATGAGTAGCAGCTACTGTTTCAGAAGAAGCCCATTTTAATAAATCTTTTGGAATACTCGCAGCTACATATCTTTGAGCATCCTCAACGCTATTAGCAGTGGGAGTTTTTCCTGTGTTTGCTAAAACTGTTGCTTGTATATCTGTTACTGCCATATAAAATTTTCCAATTTATGTAGGGGGCCGAAGCCCCCCACATATTTTTATCCTTATATCGTGCTATTAATCACGAACTTCAGATTATTAGCTTCTTGTAGCTGTCCCAGAGTTCCAAGCCCCCGCTGTTAAAGCAGAGCCTTCCAATACATACCAATGACTTCCATCACAAATAACCTGAACTCTGTCTCCGCCGCCAGCGGCGCCGTCAGAAGAATCAATTTGAATAAAATCATCATCAGATGGTTGGTCGTGTACTCCAGCGCCGTCAAAACAAGCACCCATTAGGTACTCAGTAGCTGAACCAGAAGCAAGAATAAAATCCTTTGTTCCTTCAGCATCACTTTCGACAGCCATTATAAATGTAAATATAGAACCCTTACAATCACTAGCGGACGGCAATACAAATGCCGCTGTGTTTGCAGAAATATTTACAAAATAATAATTACCAGAATCACTAGCTGTTAGAGTCTTGGTTGGGGATGCGACAGTTCCGTCAGAAGAAGGAGTAATGTGAACTACTTCCCCTAATTTGCCATCGACACCTCTATCAAACTTATTCTGGCCGTATAACGGATTTCCTAATTGTCCCATTATTTACCTCCTATTTCCAGATGGCATGCGCTTCGGGCATTTCCCATTGCATACCAGCTTCAGTTTGAATTAAGTCAACCCTGCGGTCAACACCACTATTCTCTAGAGTTTGAACTCCCACATAAACTGCAGTATCACGATTTAAGCCATTACCAACCAATGGTCGATATTTAGCATATTTCATATTTACTCCAACTATGCTTACATGAGTTCCATCTAAGTGAACATTACGAGCAAGATTCAAAACTCCATATGGAGTATGAAATTGTGTAATATCTACACCAAAGACGTTTTTCTTATTACCGATACTAAAATCAGCTCTAGCCATTGAACCAGAATTAGTTCCAATGTCTTTCAGATTTTGAGTAAAGTAACCACTTAACTTATGCATCCAATTATATACTTCAGTTGAACACATAAACAATGTAGCGGCTGCATTATTGTATCTTGGGTCAAGAAAACTACTCATATCATCAAGAAAATCATCTTGAGATTTTGTTGTACTCCATGAGAATACATTCCCGTAATTAAGAGCAAAGTCAACTGCTCCCTGTGTGTATTGAACGCCTTCAATGGAAGCTTGAGAACCAAATAATAGAGATGTCTCAATATCCCATTTATGTTCAATCAACTTTTCACGCCAGATTCTAGCAAACTCATTTGGTTCATATTTGAGAACGGTAGCACGTGTTGTGTTATCCATTGCCATAGATGTTTTCCAAATTTGAGTAAGTCCAAATCCAGTTGAGAAAGGTTGGTCTTTCCAAGTCTCTGGATAACCAGTTCCTTGAGCATGTGCGGAGCCTATAACATAAGTTCTTTCGCCTTCCAAAGAAGAAGAAATCGCCTCATCATATACTTGAGTATCCACATCATCACTTGACCATCCAGCTAGATAATTTGCACCTGAAACAGTAGGGACGCGAACAACAGTACAATCAATTTGTACACATTCTCGACTATCTTTAGTTAAACTATCTGTGACTGAATCAATCTTAGCAATTAAATGGTCTTTTACTGCTCCACCTCCATCAGTTGTTGATAAAGGAACTTTTACTATTTGTCCCGGTAGGAAAAAAGTAGGTCTTGTCCCAGAAGCTCCAACTGCGATTGCATTTGTTGATTGACCATAAATATTCTGAATATTTCCAGAAGCTTTATAATCAGTTGCCATATACAACTTAATTGTATCTCCAGTTGACATTGAAGTCGGGGCTGCACCATCATTATATGCAGTTAAGTCTGCATCTCCGCCTGAGCCTCCAACAACTTGTGTGCCATTACTTTCAATCCAACCAGTTACATATGCATATCTTTTATGATATGACGGACGACGCTCAGTGAATTTAAATTCTGGGTCATCCGTAGGTTTTTTAGCGACTTTAGTTACAAATCGGAAAAAAGGGTCTTGACTTACTGCTAATTCAGAAACCCTGTCCCCAAAATTGTACTTTCGTCTAAGGTCACCAGTATCTTTGCTAGTACCATCAGACCAACTTTGCACATCTGAATAAGTACCTAGACTAAATACGTCTGCCATTTGTTTACCTCATTATTAAGGGTTAATGGCCTTCAGTATATTTACTTAAATACTAAAAGCCTTTTCTAGTTCATTGGTCGAACCCAAAATGGCATCAAAAACTGAATCGTCTGGAGATTGTTCAACTTGAGTACTTCCCTGTGTTGCAAGTGTACCCGGTTGATTTTGGACCTCTTTCATTTTATTATGAACTTCTTGTCTGGCGTTATCAGCTATCTTCTCATCACGATTCTTACGATTCATTAAAAAGTATATATCGTCTAATTCAAGAGATTTAGATTTAGCAAAATCAGTGAATTGTTTCCACTGTTCGTCATTCATTTCATGTTTTTGACGAAACTGGGTTTCCTTCGCTAGTTTTTGATTTTCTACTCGTTGCCCTTGCAAAGCATTATTTAACCTTTTTTGGACAAGTCCATCAACGGTTGCTCCTAATACTTTTGCTGAATCAGAATCAGGTTGAGAAAAAGCATCATCAGCGTCGAAGACAAAGTCTTCTCCTAGATTCAACTTCTCAGTCATTGTTTGTGGGGTTTGACCTCCACCCTCAAAATAATTTCTCACATGAGTAATTAAATTAGGGTCTTCTCGCATAGCATCAAGGATAGGCATATAAGGTTCTAATTCGGAAAGTTTTCCGTTTAACCTTTTTGCTTCTCTGCTTGAATCACTATACCTTTTTTGTAAAGTATCCACTTCGTTTGAAACGGATTCTTCATTCTGAACTTCTACATTAGGGCTCGTCTGCGTATTATCGCTTTGTTCCGAGGTTGGTTGTGAAGGTTCGTCTATTATTGCACCATTGACCTGACTATCCAATGCTTCAAAGAAATCATCTGAAGTCATGTCCATTACTGCATCTTGTACGTTTGCACTTTCGGGGGCTTCTGTAGCGTTACCTACTTGTTCTGACATACTATCTCCTATTTTAGAGTTGTTTTTAAATTAATAAACATATAGAATACTTTTCAAGAGCTAATATTACTCGTTTTCAGCAACATCTTCTTTTGCAGATTCCATGTCCATTTTCATTTGGTCTCGCATTTTTTCAAACTCAGCTCTCATTAAACCTCTAAGAAGTTTTTGTTGAGACTCAGTTTCGAGAACATCTTTTCGTATTTCATTACCAGCATCTCCGACTTTCATCTTGATACCAGCTTGCACTAATTGTCTTTGCAATGTTTCTATTGTACCATCTTTATCTTTAACAGCTTCTTCCATAGAAGCAACTTGAGATTGCAATTGTGAATACACAGATTTTCTTTCTACTATCTGTTTTTTATTTCTTATATCTGTTTCCGCTATCATTGCTATATCGTCAATTAATCCAGCTTGGAACCATTTAAAATATTCTTCTAATAATGCCCATCTATTTACTGGCATTGTGGCTCCAGCTACAACTCTTACATCAAATCTTGCACTTGCATAATCTTTAAATTTTCCAATCACATCTCCATAATCATTATACATTTGTATATTAATTCTTACTTCTTTTTCTTGTTCTTGTGGAGTTTGACCAGCTTCAGGTTGAACTATTCTAAATACTTTTTCTACAGTGTAATGATTTTGAGCTCTCATTTGAAAACATCTTCCTAAATGCTCTAAAGCTGGTTCAACAACGCTTCCCATCCATGCTTTTAATCTTCTAGTCCCAAATTCATCATTTGCCAATAATCCACGATATGTTTCAGTTTGTTCATTTGTAAAACCCATCATTGCAGAAGGGACACCACTTATATATTCTGCATCAGCCTTACCTTCTTGAACAACTGTATAAAAAGCATTATTAATTGGAGCTGGCAATATTGGTGTTGGAGTTGCAAATCCTTGCCTGTATTTTAACAATGCACCGGGAGCGGATGAATATCTTTCCCACTCATCTTCTGGAACAGCGCCTTCTTCATACATCCATCTAAGATTAGAAGCTAAGTTTGCGTTATGAAGCATTATTTGATGAGCTTTATTTATTTCTTGTTGCTTTCCTATTAATGGAGTAACTGCACTCATCGGATAAGGAGTTCCAGTATACATATATGGAATAGGGATAATTGGATATTCACTTATTGGTAAAGTATATTCATATAAAAATACATCATCGCCAGCACTACAAGTTTGTATAATCCTATTTTCATAAAATTTTATTGCATCAACAATTTGTTTCTTTGCTTCTGGAGACTTTAAAAGAACTCTATAATCTGATGCTGACATTATTTGTTGTTTTATAACAGTTGCAGCGTCTTGAGCCTCAGACATTAATTGCATTTCTTTTTCTCTAATTGCCTGAGCTGCCATTTCTTGAGATTTTTTAATCTCTAATTGAGCTCTTTCTGGAATAATTTCGCCAGCCTGAACAGATTGTTCGATTTGAATTTGCTTTTCCATTAATCCAACTTCAACTTCTTGTTGAAAATCAGATAATTGCTTTTGGACCTCTTCTTTTATATTATCCATTTCAGCTGGGGAAGGTTGAACTCTTATATATACATTGTAGTATTCAAATTTCTTTTTATGATATGTTTCATAATATGCAATAATGTCTTCGTCTTCCGCTTCTAAACTAATACCCATTGTAATATCTTCAGGCTGTATTGATTCTCCTAAATCAACATCTCTTTCTGAATATGATACAACATCAGTACTTCTAGTTACCTTTTTTATCTTAGCCGCAAATTCTGGCAACATATTCATTAATCGAGACCTTGCTATATTTTTACGAACCTGAATAAAGTTTGCATCTCTAAATAAAAAATCTCTACTTGC